TCCCACCAGGGCCAACTTGCTGCAAACCACTGAGAGCGTATGCCATGATGATTACTCCTTACTGGTAGCTGACGGATACAGAACCGTCGCCGTCACGAGATACCGAACCGGCTTTCATCACACCGTTGCAGAGCCAGGAGGTTTTCTGCGCGATGTAATTCACTTCGGTTTTGATATCAATGCCAACCGCAAGACCGATTGCACTTTTGTGCCAGGCGAATCCTTCCCAGGTGCTTGACGCATAGGGGAGGCCACCCTCGGAGCGGGACTCGATGATGTGCCACTTGAAGCCCATCCAGGTGTCGATCTCTCCCGACATCAGCGCTTTCACACTGTTGTAGTCAGAGCTCGTGACCGTGGAAATGTTCAGCAAGTCCTCAAGGCCGGCAGCAGATACTGCGAAATGCCGATCACTTGAAGGCACACCCTTGTCGTTGAGATGCTTGGAGGCTTCGACCACCTTCGCCACCGTCATACCGGCCGAACCGTGGGCAATGGTGCCCGCCGGGCTCGACTCAGCAGCCAGGGCGTCGATGATGAGCTGATCCAGCCTGCGACCCAGCGCACCCGCAATGGTCTGCGCCAGTTCACGCTGCTCGTCAAAGTTGACCTCGGCAGCATCAAAGATGTCGGTGTACTCGGGAGCGTTCCAGTTTTCCAGAGTGCAGTTGATGAGAGAGTGCGAAACGTCCATCGGCGTCACATCCGCTTGGGTAGCTTTCTGGTTAGCCAGACCCTTACCCATTTTGCGGAATTTGTAGATATCGCCGACTACGCCATTTCGCACTGTAACGGTGTCGCGCAAAGAGCCGGCAGTCTGAAACGCGTGCTTAACGTCGTCATCAAACTGCTGCTGCGCAACAGAGGACAGATTAATGGACATAGTATTTGATCCTTATCAAATGCCTAAAAAATGCCGAGCTTTCGCTTGGCGCCTTTTCGACACTCGGGTATCCGCTGTGCGGGCCGACGTCTCACAGCGTGCGTGCTGTGTGATCCGGCTCCGGTCAGGGCTCGATAAGGATCGAGGTGTCCATTCCTAGAGCTAACAATTACACGATTTAATTGCGGGCTCGCTGATGCGAGGTATCCGCGGCCATCGCTTTACCTGTTACTAGATACGAATTGTATCCATACTAATATGGCTATTTCAACTTTATGCCGCCGTGCCATAGGCTTCGCTATAAGCACGGTCGACTTGCTTCTTGTATTCGGGGTCGACGCTCATACGCAACTGACCGCTTTCGGTCTTGGCGTAACGCATCTGGCGCAATTCTTCGGCCGTGGTGTGACCGGTGGCTTGCGTCGCTTCGGGATCGCGGGCCAGTTTCGCCTCGCGGGTTCTGCCGATCATGGATTCCAGCAGCTCAACGCCCACTGCGGTCGAGGCCACGCCCTTAAATATTTCCCACTGATCCGCTGACAGGTTGCCCTGCCCCCAATCAGCAAGGTCTGTCAGACGTGATTTGGCATTGTCACCGAGAGCTGCGAGCTCACGCTGCCGGTTGTTGCTGACCATTTCCTGCTCAGTCGAGAGATAGCCCGAGACAAAGCGCTCAAAAGCTGCCTGGTTCATACCCGACTCGCGGGCTGATTCCTTGAACCACGCAATCATCGGGTTATTTTCCATGACGCCCGGGTCCAGACCCTCGACCTGCGGCACCTGGTAATCATCCTCGGGTGCCCCGGTAAAAGCGCCCATCCGTTTTTCCAGCTCAGCGTAGGCTTTGGCCTGATCCTCGACGGTTTTGTATTTGTCCTGCTTGAACCACTCGGGCACGTCTTTGGCACCGTCGACTTCGGCCGGCGCAGCCTCAACAGCATCAATCAGGGAATCGCCCGGTATCGCTTCGGCAGCCGCCGGCTGCTCGGCTTCGGGTGCGGCTTGGACTTCTTCGGTTGTTTCTTCTGTCATGGGGAATACCTCACTGCTTTTCAGCGGTTTCGATCTGCGCCAGTATCTGACGCACCAGGTCGGCACGCCCTTCTCGAATACCGGCTTCGAACTGTGTAGATGCCGGCGTCACGGTCGGACGCAATAGGGTGATCGCGATGAGCCGGTCGAGGACATACTGGCCGGCGTCGGTACGGAAACACTCATGGAAGCGCGAGGCAATCTCACGGCCTTTGGCTGCGCTTTCCTTAGTCGGTCCCGGCGGCTCTATCTCTAAAGCCGCCCAGCCCTTGCGGGCCTTGACGTTTTCGATCATGCAGCCGTTTGCTCTGCCTGCATGGCCGCCTCAGCCATTGCCTCCCTTTCGACTTCGGTGCGTAACAGATCAGCATCCAGCCCGAGTTTCTTGCCAATGTATCCCGGGAATTCCTCCAACTTGGTGCCCAGGCCCAACACTTCGGGACCGAGCTGCCCGACGGTCTGCAGGTACTGATTGACCGCTACCAGATCATCCTGGTCTTGTGCCCGCGCCAATGGGCTGGTGTGCTTGATCGTGACCTCTTTGCCGTCCACCCGGATATCGGGAATCTTTCCGGCACGTTTCAAGATCGACACAGCGCGCTTGATAATCTTCTCGACGAACTCGGTCTGCATCCGGCCAAAGGCACTGCCCGAATCCTGCACGAGCTCTTGGTTACGGATCGCCATTTCCGTGGCGCTGCGTACCGGAGAATCGACCTCACCAAAGGGCTCCGCGAATAGCGCTTTATTGATCCGCTTGCGCAGGTCATCTAGCACCAGGGCGCTGAACTGAATATCGCCAGAGCGATCCAGCGGCCGCAGCGTCGGATTGGCGTTGTCGTTGCTGCCAACCGGGATAATGGCGCCCGGGGTAAGCCGGATGCTGTAAGGGTTAATCACGCCGTCATCGGCTGCGGTGTAGACGCCAGAGATCGCCAGCGCTGCGTTCTTCAAGACGTATTCGACCACCTTGTTGGCGGTCTTAATGTCCGGCAGCACCTGCATGATCCGGCCGCGTCCCAGGGTTTCCCCCGGCACCACATACTCGCGGAACACAATCCACGGCGAGACTTCGTAGTCCTGCCCGAATATGTACTCCTTGCTGGCTTCTTCGAGGACGCACTGATGCCAATAGCCACGTTTGGGCAGATAGATCGTGCCCTCGATCAGCGAGCATTTCTCATCAGGGCGCTCGCTGGCCTTTTTCTTCATCGTCTCGGACAGCTCAGCCCCCGGCCAGAGCCGGTCAATATGCCGGGCCGGCACCTTGTGCTCACGCCATACCGTCTCAATCGTGCCCCACGGTCCTGCCTCGGGGTATATCTCCGCTAATGGCGCGCTGTGAAATTCGAGCGCAGATTCGGCGGTGTCGTTTTCCTCAAGCGCCAGCACGCCGGTCGATACTGCGAGATCAAGGAACGACTCATGCGCCTGCGTCGCAAAGTTGCTGTGGTTGATGTGATCGAAAATGATCTTGGTGATGTCATCGAGTACCGGCTGGATTTTCTCGTGCTCATCTTTTGGAATCTCTGATCCCGGGACCAGCATCGACCATTCGCGCCAGGGTGGAATCAGCGTCGCCTGCAGACGGCTGGCGAACTTCTGCGTACCGACCACGGCCGTCGAGTCGTATATGTCCTCGTTTTTCTTTTGCCCACGCGAGAACTGCGTCATCGTGTTGCGCTGGGGCAGTGCGTATTCGTAGCACTCGCGCAGATGGGTCTGCCACGTCGAGCGCTGTTTCTTGGCGGCCTGGAATCTTTTTACCAGGTCCTCGGTGGTTCCCAGCTCGCTGGGTTTGTTGTATTTCATACGCCCAGCGTTGTCGTGTCTGGAATACCCAGCTCAGACCCTGATAGCAGTGACAAACGAGCGTAGTTGCGCGGTTTCTTTATTTTCTTTTTGCGTTCTTCCGTTTGTTTTGTTAGCTCTGCCAGTTGCGCTGAGCGGGCCTCATCAGCCGCCCGAATCTCTTGCTGAATGGCTTGCAACTGCTCGTCATAGCGTGCCTGGATATCTGCCATGTAAGCCGCCGGATCAAACGCCGGTTGTGGTGCCGGTGCCGGTCTTGGCGCGGGCCTCGGTGCCGATCCTGATGGTTCAGAGGCAGCGGCCGGTGCTGGGGCAGGTTCCTCTGGCTTTGGCTTTGCTTGCTCTGCTGCTGCAGCCGCTGCGGCTAATTCTGCTTGGTAATCACCGCCGCCGCCACGATTGGCCCCCATGTCTCGGGCGTCCCGCGCAGCGTTGTCGTTGAAGTTGGCTTGTCTATCTCTGTCGGACAAACCCAAAAATCCCGCTATCGCGCTGGGATCAGTTTCTGCAGCACTGCGCGCACCTGGGTCCCTACCAAGCGCGCCACGGCTTTCGCTCGGTCCAGGCAAGTTACCGCCACTGCCGCGAATCCCGCCACGAGGACCGCCTCGATCTAACGCGGCTGATCTGCCGCCACTATCACCACCACCAGAATCACCCATATTAAATTCCTCGTTTCAAGTGTCGCCACAATTGGCGTGGCGTTTGTACCCAGCAAGCACGAATCCCGAGCAGTGCCTTAATCTGCGAGACGCAGGTCCACGGCCCGAATATCCACGGCAAGCGGATACGTTCTGTATCCAAGTGGTTGAAGTCTACCCGACACAGGCCGTCTATTTCCATTTTTGACACGATGGTCGGCAGGTCGCTTTCGTTCTCATAATCGAGCACCTGCACTTCGAGATACGCGATCCTCGGATGCACCATCACCCAATGCTTGCCGGTCCACTTGAGCGCAAAGACGTGCAGCGCTTTCGGATGCAAAAACCGGTTCCACCAGCGCGGTGCCCCGCGACACGCAAAACACACGACGTAGTAGCTCAACCAAAGACGCTCCAACCCTGATCTGCCTGGATCGGCTTGCTCGGCCCCGGGGTGTGGTGCTTCAAGATCGCCCGGCCCTCACCCGCTCCCAGCATGAGGTATTGCGCTGCATCCGCGACGTGACTGTATTGATTCTTATCCGGCTTATCGTGGAAGCGCTCATCGCCTGATACCTGTATGCGCTTGTAGCAGTAGCCTCCCCCCATCGCCTTGCGCAGCGCGGTGCAGCTTGGCGAGATCAACAGGCCCGGCTCACCATCGACCAGGCGTGACAGCGGCGTCGCGACTGCCTCCCGGCGCAGCGTAAAGTCATTGCTCGGTGCCGGACGTGCCTTGATGCCCCGGGCACGCAGTATCTGGAATGGCGTGGTTTCATCGGTCTGCGCCCGCTGGTCGCCCGCCGGATCGCCCCATACCTGGTACTCAGCCCCGGGAAAGCGTGAGGCCATTTCGTTCTGCAGCAGCTCCGCGAACCGGACCGCACCCATGTCCTCGGTGACGAGCTCGTGTATCCAGCGCCATCGACCCCGGACATCGCGCTGACCAAAGACCGCGGCCGGCGTCAGACCGAAGTCAATGCCGATCACGATGGTTTGGTTTTCAAGCGGCGCTAATGTTTCACGCGAAACGTGCAAGTGATCCCGAAACTCAGGAAAGACCGGCCGGCCTTCGGTGATGAATCCGTATTCGCCATCGACATACACCCGGACCCACTCGTCATCCTTGCCTGACTGCAGCCGGTCGTAATACCCATCGGGCAGGTTCTCGGTGTTCTCTGCATCTGGCCCCCGGCCACTCGGCTGCTTGAATAGCTGCCAGCCGTCGGGTGCGACTTCCTCAAAGAGTCGATACCACCAGTGATCGTTATCCGGCGGGTTGGTATCCATGATGACGCCGAGCCACGTCGGACCCCCATCACGCTTGGACGGATAGCGACCGACACGACCCTGCAGCATATCAATCACCGCCCTCGGCACTTCCCGGGCCTCGTTGACCCAGGCACCGGTCAGCTCTAGCGATAGCAGCTTCTTGACGTCCTGCGGCCGATCGAGTGCCCGAAACATAATCTCGGCCTCGACGTCTTGGAACTTGATCCGGTGCGTCATATCCTGCTGCACGAAATCACCCACGTCATCGAACCAATCGAGCCAGGTCTTGACCGTCGTATCAGTTAGCTCGCGGTAGGTGTTGCGCACCACAGCCCAGCGGGTGCGTCGTATGCCGTCTGGTCCCGGCTCCTGCTCCTGGCAGCGTCTGAACAACTCCCAGCAGCATGCCGTCGATTTGCCGGACCCGACCGGCCCCATCACACCCCGGACAAATGCCCCGCACTGATGGAAGTCCCACAATGCCGGCGATGCCTGGTACTTAATCTCCGGCTTTTCTTTCAGCATCCGGTGCCATCATCACGAACTTGACGCCCTGCGGCGTGGTGACCTCCTTCTTCTCGATCAACAGGCCGTGCAGCTTGGCTTTGCCCATCGACGCCTGCACTGCCGGACCTGCGGCTTTCTCAGCCATTGCCAGGCGGCGGGCTTCTTCGAGCTCAGCGGTAATTGTGTCCACGCTCGTCCTGTGGCGTTCCAATAGCTCGCCCTGCAGCTCAGCGATCCGATTGGCAACGCCCTCATGCTCCCTGGCTAATCGGTGCGCAGCGACTTTGACTGACTCGTCTGTCATGTTTTCCGCGTCATAAGCGTCTCGGTATGCCTCCGACAAACGGCCCTGTTTCTCGATCACAAGCTGCGCAAAGCGCTCCTGCTTGATTGTCAGCGGCTTTTCTGTTGGCGGCAGCTTCATCTCATTCCTCACTGGATACGGATTGTATCGTCACGAGCAAGGCACCGCCCGGAATCACGACAGCGCGATGGATCGAGAGCTTGTCCACTTGCGAGTCATCCGCGAATACGTTGGCGTGTTCCAGACTGTCGAGCGTACACTTGAACAGGTTGTCGATGTCTCGGCGTCGGCGGTCCGGTGGGTTCGCCGTGATATGCACCTTGAGCCGCGTCTCCGGGTTGAAGAATCCACGACCATGCGCAATCACTTTGACCGCCTCACGGTACGCCTTACCCCTGGCCGAGATATAGATTCGGCCTCGTGCCATGCGCCAGTAGTTATTGACGGACGGCGGCCAGGGCAGGCTCAACTGCATTTCTTGCGTGTTCGAAATATCGTGTCGTAGGTTTTGCGGGTGGCTATGAACTTCTTAGGCGGCTCCCGCCGGGTTGCGTAGGGGTCATTGACGAACCGCTCAAACGGCTCGCATGCCAGCTTTTCGTTACGGCAACGCCACCACCACCAGCATCCCAGGTCGCAGGGCGCTGGCGGTGCATCATCGGCCGGAACGTACTGCCTGGTCGCTGGCATCTATACGCCACACATTCCCTCGCACTCATGGTCGAACATATCGAACTGGTCACGCGCCGGGTCAAAGTCACATTCGGTTAGTGGTTGCATGGATCGGTGGATAAAAATCTGACTCTTGACGCCGCTCATTCCCTTGCGTAATGCGGTATCAAGACGGACTGAGCGATTCCAAGAATCTTGATCGTGATCCATCATGTTTTGCCAAGTCGAGTTATCGTGATAAGGGCAGAAGTAACAGGCCGATTTGCTTGGCTCCCGATAGCCGTGATCGCGCATCCAGTCGATGCAGTCGTATCGGTACATATCTTTTTTGATTAAAGGCCAGACGTTTTCAATCCACTTGGTCTGGTTTGGCTTCATCCTCACAGACTCATCCATTGATATGCCAATCCACATACGCACGGCCACTTCTTTAGGCCCACGCTGACCCTTTTCCAAACCCATCAGTTGCCTTACTTTTTGCTGAATGGGCTTAATCTTGTACTCAGCAGTGCATTGCCTTCTAAGAATCCCCTTATTCCCATCATCGTCTAGGGTGAAAAATGGGGGAGTCGCGCACCGACCACCGTCTATGCCCTTGAGAATGTCAGCCTCTAACCCCTCGCCCTCCATCACGCGATACACCGGAAACGGCACAAGCGACTCGACGTAATCTAGGAAGTCGTAAACGTGCTTCGGTTCTGCGCCAGTGTCGGCAAAGATCGCGCAATCCGGCATTGGGGTCAGTTCTCCTTCTGCCGCCATCAGTGCCATCGTGGAGGACTGCACACCGGCTCCGAGGCTAATCACGTTTAACATCGCTGCCCTCAGTCTTGCGCAGTTCTTCCAGGCTGATGCCGAACTTGCGCTCGAACCATTCGCCCCAGGTGTATTTGCCTGACGGTGTACGCTGGAAGCGTTGCGGCCACGCCATTCGAGCTGCGCACAGTCTCAAGTGCCGGTACTCAGGATCGTCCATGCAGTTGCAGCCACTGCTGGAACTTGTCCGTTTCCAAGGGCTTTGAGTCGGTCCACCCTAGAGGCCACCCCATGAGCCACTCGACCCACGTCGGGTTCAGTTTTCCAGGAAGCGGTGAATATTTCTTTTCCTCGAACAGAACTGCGTCCGACAGCTTCGCTCCAAACGTGCTGTCCGGTTTGTTCTTCTTCCGGAGGATGTATGCGCCCGATTGCGTTTGTTCCACCCGATCCGACTGCTGACCGCCTTCCGTGTCCGACACCGATGGAGTTGGCCACTTCCGGTGAGTCTCCAGAAACCCGCTCTCCACCTGTTGAGCCAGACTCCCGCTGTTCCCGAACTTGAATTCGTCCTTCTTCATGTTTCCGGTGTAGGCGTCCGCTGCGCTCGGGGTTTTGGCTAGTCGCTTTGATCCAGAGTCTTTTGCGTCTGTGCGGCGCTCCCACATCGTCTGCTCCGAGCACACACCATCGCGCATCAAACCCTGCTTGGGCCAGGTCTGCGAGAATTTGCGCGAACATTGCGCCTCCGTTAACTGAAAGCAAACCTGGGACGTTCTCCAGCAGGGCGTATCGGAGTCCAGGTCGTAGATCGCGAATGACTGCAAGCGTTTCCGGCCACTTGTTGCGCGGGTCTTTTTCCCCGAGCCGTTTACCCGCAATACTGTGTCCTTGGCAGGGAAAGCCTGCCGTAACCACGTCGACAAAGCCCGCGTATTTTTTACTTGCACCGGACTCGATGAACTCGTCAATGTCTCCGAAGATTGGGGCTTCATCGAGGAATCCGTCTTCGATCCTTTGCGCGAGGACTTGCTGACAGTATTTGTCCCATTCGACGTACCCGACTGATTTCCATCCGAGCAGCTTGGTGCCGAGGACACCGCCCCCGGCTCCGGTAAATAGCGATAGCTCATTCAATTTCTCAGGATCAGATTGCGAGGGCAACGCAGACAAGCACCGCGAGCAGAATCCCAGCCGCGCCGGTGACCAGTTTCACGGTTGTCACCAGGCTCAGCGCTTCTTCACTCAGCAGGGGTTTGCTCCTGCGTCTGCGTGCTTGAGCCGCCGGTCGCGTCAGCGTCGCTGGTGGCACCGCCACTGGTGCTGCCTACATCTACGCAGCCAACCAGGAAAACGTGCGCCAGGATGATGGCGAAACATCCCGACATATAGGTCCAGGTCCAAAAGCGTTTGGCTAAATCAGTCAAGGTTGATGTCCTCGTGTTTGTGGATCGAAACGCCTGCGGTGTACGTCGTATCGCCCATGCGCAGGCTGTGGTGAGATGAGCATCCGGTAAGCAGGAACACGGTCACCAGCACCAGGTAGGTTGAGATCAAAAACTCCCAAGTCAATATTCGTCTCATGCCGCTTTCTCCTTGTTGAGCAGTGCCCGAATCTTTCTGAGCTCCGCGACTGCAATGGCGCTATCGACTTCCGGGGCCGGCAGAGCTTTAGCCATCTTGTGATACGGTGCCAG